TATCACTATTAGAACTACTTATAGGTGTTCTAGCTAAAGTGCTAGAATCACTACTTAATGTACCTAAACCAACTTCAAATTCTGACGTACCAGGCAAAACTATGGCATAATATGTTGTGTTATTATTACCAATACCTGAAGCAAAAGTCTCAAATCCAGTAACTGCACCAGCTAATGTAAGTGTACCAGTGCCTGTTGTGGTTGTAGTCTCTTTTACTCTATCGTTTAATACTAATGCCATTATTTAAGCTCTATTGTTAAGTTACCTGCATTGATTCTAAATATATCACCACTTGCTATTGCTTTACTTGCATCTAATGCTCCTATGAATAATACGTTACCACCAGATCCTACAACGTCAGGAGTGGCAGTTAAATGAGTTATTATAAAGACATGTGTGATTGTATTATTAGTTCCACCAGATGCTGGAAATTCTATATTATTTTCATTTGTACAACTTTGTGTATCAGCAGATTCTGCTGTCAATGTCCATCCACCAGTAGCAGGAGATCCTGATGCAGTTGGTGTAACTTGTTGTCTTGCATAGTTTGTAAAAGTAGCCTCTGTTATTGTAGGATCGCCAGACTCACCAGTTGAATCATTAAAGTTGGACACTGCTGTTGCCAATCCAACGTATATATTATCTCCAGGTGAACTAAATGATGCTGCGTTGTTTTTAAAAATAAGACTTAAAAGTCTATTTTCTAAGAATGTGGTTGCTGCATTTGATGTTGCCATTTTCTACTCCTATGTCCTTTGTGCCCTTGGTAGTCCCTGTCTATAAGCATCTTCGTTCTCTCTTGCTTCAGCTAAATCCTTAAGTCTTTGTAAATAAAAAACATAATTTTTTTCATATTGTGCGATTACATCTGGCTCACCTTTCATATAATAGTAAGCCTCTATTAATGATCCGTAAAGTAAAGCAAATGGTGCATTTGTACTAAGCCATGTTGTACCACTATCTGCACCAGCAGTTAAACTTGCAGGCCTATAATAATAATGTAATTCAAGTGTGTAATTAGAATTTGGTGTTGGTGCTACAATAAAATTGTCTGAATCAAACCTAGCGTAATATTTTGGCAGTCCTGTTGTTGAGGATGCTGGTGTATATTCTCTTAAATAATTTACATCTTTTTGAAGTAGAAAGCTTTCTGAGCCAGAAGTGGTTATTTGCAAAGAAAATGACGCAAGGTAATCATTAGGCACCGTTAAAAACTGGTCTGATGATGTAAACGCACTTGTTACATTTTTTCTAAAAATATCTAAATCAACACCTTTAAATATTTTTTCTTCTGCTGCCTTAATAAAGTTAGGAAGATTTGTTACGAAACTAGTTTCACTATTATCTGCGTAATCTTGTATCGCTGTTTTCAATGTTGCAAGTGTAAAGCTCATTAGTTTGTAATTGATGTTGGTCCCGCACTTGCAAGTCCTCCACCACCTTTCTGAGTTATTGTTGCGGTTACTCCTGAAGGAAACGAATAATTGTTCGTATCTATATTTGTTATTGTAAATCCAGAAGCAGAGTTTATCGTTGTTGCAGCTATACCTCCAACACTAATTGCATCTCTAAATCTAACTGTATCGCTTGTTGATCTGCCGTGATTTGGCTCATTAACAGTTACTGTTGCAGAACTAGCAGTTGTTGAAAATGCGTTTAGTGGTAATAAGTTAGGGACTGCTGTTTCCGTTCTATCTGGTCTTGCGTCTCTTATCGCTTCATTATCAGCCCTTACATTTGCAGGCTCTAATTGTGGGTGCTTTTCTTCGTACTCATCTTTACCAACGATAGACCCATTCCATTCTTTACGAGTGTCTTTGATTTTATATCTAAAACCAGACCTATCAGATATTCTGTAAGCATATTTTCCACTAGCAAAAGCCATCAACCCACCTTATAGTAATCTAACTTTGGTACTACGTTAAACGCTGATCTATCTCTATCTTCTGCCATAGCTCTTTCAAACTCTTCTTCATATACAGTTTTAAGTAATTGTATTCTGTCAGGTGCTCTTTTCATAGCTATGTAATAAGCTAAACCAGCAGTTAAACACGGAAAAAATCTAAATGGTATTTCCATTGTATTAACTTGTGCATCAGCATCTTGTATTCGTGTTAAAGCGTCATAAACAATAACATCTGTGCTGTTTTCAGGTGTAGGAAATAACTTTAAA